GGCGCATCCCTCCCGCCCAACCGCGAGGAGGAGCATGATGACCCTGCTAACCCCGCCGATGAGGATAGAAGATAGGCCTGGCCGCTGATGCCCTGGACCCGCCTCGACGACGGCTTCATCGCCCACCCCAAAATTCTCACGCTCAGCCATCCCGCCTTCCGCCTCCACGTCTCCGGGCTCAACTGGTCCGTCGCCAACGAACAGGACGGACGCGTGCCAGAGGTCGTGCTCGCCCTCGCCCTACCCCTCGACCGGCCCAAGCAGCGGCTCCGCGCCGTCACCGAACTCGAGGAGGCCGACCTGTGGATTCGCAACGGGACCGGCTGGCTGATCCACGACTTCGCCGACTACCAGGAAACCAAAGCCGAAGTGCAGGAACGCCGACGCCGATGGGCTGAACAGAAACGCGAACGGCGCAACAATGTCCGCGCGGACTCCAACCCGGACTCCGCTATGGATTCCCCGGCGGAGTCCGGTGTGCCGTCCTCACACGTGCGCGGGGGTTCCCATCCCATCCCATCCCAACGAGAACCTGAACACGCTCACCCAGAGGGGTTAACCACCCCCCGTGACGCCCTGCGAGCGTGGGCGAAGATCACCAACCAGAAACCCACCGACACCTGGCTCAACAACCGGAAACGGCTCCACGCCGCCCAAAACTTCCTCGAACAACACGCACACCTCACCGAGGACGAGCTCGAACGGTTCCTCGCCTTCGCCGTCATCCACGGCTGCGCCACACCCCAAGGCTGGGCTGACTGGTGGCCTACCTGGCCCGGAAACGTGCAGAAAATCGGCCAGAAACCCGACTGCGAAACCTGCGGCAACACACGCATCGCCTGGCAGGACCACGACGGAAACCACGCCAGCCCAGACCACGACGGAGCCGTAGCCGTCTGGTGCCCCGCCTGCAGCGGTGAGGCGTGACACGCCTCACCGCCCTCCCCGGCATCGATGAAGCAACACGACGACACACCTGGAGAGGCTGCGGCGGGACCCTCATCCAACTCCCACCCGTCTCACGGAAACACGGATGAGCCGACGCCGCGCCACCGCCCGACCCGAATACGGCCTCTCATCCGAAGCGCTCCGCCAACAGCTGATCAAAGCCAACGACCGCGTCTCCCTCCTCGAAGCACGCACCGCCGCCCTAAAAAGCCGACTCGGCCACTACCCCGACCCCCTCCTCGTCGAAATCGCCCAAGCACTCACACTGGCCAACTTCATCGCCCACCCCCAACAAGCCCACAGTTACGACGACCCCGCCGGCATCAAACGCACCACGGAACCCCACATGCCAGGAGCATCCACCGCCAGGCAACGGCGCGCCGCCAGACACCTCCGCAGCCAACTCGAAAAAGCCGTCCACGAATTCGACTCGGCCCGCCAACGGGACTGGCAGCCTGTCGACAAAGTCCCCACCATCCGCTGCCGCAACCGCCACTGCTCCCGCCAAGACCGCCGCGTCGCCGCCTGGAACCATGAAGGGAAACCAAACGAATTCTGCCCCGGCTGCGGAAACAGATACCACGAAATCGACGAGCCTTGACCGCAACTGTTCCGCACAACGACGCGGAATCCTCGACATGGTCGTTGACATGTGCTAAATCTGGCGCTACTGGTCCCACGCCTATCCCCAAAACGGCAATGGTTTGACCCCGCCCATGCGTCCCTGCCTGATCTGCGGCACACCAACCACCACCACCCGCTGCCCCCAACACCCCAACCCCAACCGGACCGCCCGCAGCCGCAACAGCTACATCGCCACCCGCCGCCGCTACCTCGACACATGGCGCAGCCAACACGGCCCCTGGTGCCCCGGCGCCCCAGACCTCGACCATCAACCCCACCCCACCCCCGACCTCACAGTCGACCACATCGACGGCGACGCCTGGAACGACCACCCCGCCAACTGGCGGGTCCTCTGCCGACCAGCCAACTCCTCGAAAGCCCGCCGGGGGGGTGGCCGCGACGATCTCTGACGTCGCCGCCTGTACGCCCTCGAACCTCTCTCGCCGGTCTGTCGGGTTCAAAACTCCGGGAGGAGGCTTTTGAAACATGGGTGGTAGTGGTTCTGGCGGGGCGCGGCTGCGATCGGGACCCCCACCCGACCCGAGCGCGCTGAAACGTGACCGTGACTCGCATTGGCTGGAGCTGCCGAGGGCCGGCCGGGAGGGTCCTCCTCCGGAGTGGCCGCTGACTGGTCGGACGAAACGAGAGGCGGAGCTGTGGGGGCAGGAATGGAGGCGGCCGCAGGCGTTGGTCTGGGAGGCCAACGGTCAGGTGCTCGAGGTGGCGCTGTATGTGCGGACGTTGCGGCGGGCCGAGGCGGTCAAGGCCTCCAAGGCGCTCCTTTCGGAGCTGCGGATTCAGATGGACTCTCTCGGGTTGACGATTCCCGGGATGCTGCGGCTGCATTGGCGGATCGTCGGGGAACCATCCCCGATGGCGAAGCCTGCGGGTTCGGTCCGGTCGGCTAAGGCTCGGCTGCAGTTGGTCAGTGGCGGCGCCTAAGCCGAAGGCGATGGTGATGGCGGTGGCGCCGTCGTGGATCGAGGCGCACTGTGTGGTGCCGGATGGCTTCAAGAAGGGCCAGCCGTTCGTTTTGTATGACTATCAGCTCACCTATCTGGCCAACTTTTATTCGGTCCGCGGCGACGCCAAATGGCTTCCCGCCTCGCCGCTCCTTGCCCCCGCCTTCCTGTATCGCCGGGGGTTGCTGATCGGTCCGCAGAAGCTCGGGAAGGGTCCCCATACTGCCGCCCATGTCTGCCTTGAGGGGGTCGGTCCGGCGCTGTTCGCGGGGTGGGCCGTGGCCGGCGACGGGTATGCCTGTGTCGACCATGGCTGCCGCTGCGGCTGGGAGTACGAGTACGACGCCGGCGAGCCGAAGGGGATGGCCTGGCCGACCCCGCTCATCCAGATCACCGCCTACTCCGAGGAGCAGACCGACAACATTTACGACGCCCTCCGCCCGATGATCGAGGAGGGTCCGCTGGCCGATCTGATCCCCAAGACCGGCGAGGAGTTCATCCGGCTTCCGGGTGGGGGCCGTGTCGACGTGGTGACCAGCTCCCATCAGTCACGCCTCGGGCAGAGGGTGACGTTCGTTCCGCAGGACGAGGTGGGAATTTGGACCCGGCAGAACAAGATGGTGAAGGTGGCCGAGACCCAATACCGAGGCCTCGCCGGCATGGGGGGTCGGGCCTCGCTCACGTCGAACGCCTGGGACCCGGCGGAGAATTCGGTCGCCCAGCTCGAGTTCGAGTCGGCCGACCGTGACATTTACCGTCAGTTTGTCGAGCCGCCCCGGTCGCTTCGGTTCGGCAACAAGAGCGAGCGCCGCAAGATCTTCCGCATCGTCTATCCGGCGGATGTCCTCACCCGCAACGGCGGCCACATCGACCTGGATGCCATCGAGGCGGAGGCGGTCTCGCTGGCGGCGAGGGATGAGCCGCAGGCGGCCCGGTTCTTCGGGAACCAGCTCGTCGCCGGGGCCGGCACCGCGGTCGATCCGGTCAGATGGGCCAAACTGGGCAAACCGCGCCAGGTCCCTCCGGGCACCCGGATCGGGCTCGGGTTCGACGGTTCGCTGTCCGACGACGCCACCATCCTCCGCGGCTGCACCGCCGACGGGTATTCGTTCATCGTCCACAAACAGATCCGGCCGCCTGGCCGGAAAGAGTGGCGGGTCAACAAGTCGCTGGTCAACCAGGCGGTCGCTAGGGCCTTCACCAGTTATCAGGTGGGACGGATGTTCTGCGACCCGCCGAAGTGGTGGACGGAGATCGAAGGTTGGATGGCGGAGTACAACCTCGACGGCGAAGAGCCGGTGGTGATGTTCTTCGACACCTTCCAGGATCGGCGGATGGGCCCAGCGGTGGGACGCTGGCTCGCCGCCATCGGCGAGGGCACTCACACCCACGACGGAGATGCCGACACTACCGACCAGGTCCTCGCCGCGCATAAAAGGAAAGCCCGGACCCGCGACCCGGAGGACGACACCCGCACCCTCTACGTCTTGGTCAAGGGTGGCGACGGCCGGAAGATCGACGCGGCGATCGCCGATGTGTTGGCCCATGAGGCGGCGATGACGATGCCCCAGCCGGACGAGGAGCCGACCCCGGTCTTTGTCTGGACCAGCTAGGAGGCCCCATTGAAGATCCGCGAAGGCCTCGCCATGTTTGTCCTGGCGCTGGCGGTCTGCCTGGTGACGATCGGCGTCGGCCAGATCTACCGGCCGGCCGGTTTCATCGTCGCGGGTCTTTGCCTCGCCGTTGGCGGCTGGCTGGTCCTCTCCGACTGATGTCACGGCTAACAAGGCTGCTCAGTAACCAGTGGTCCCAGCCGCCCTTCTGGGCTTCCGACCCGGTGACGTGGTTTGGCGGCTCGACCGGGCCCAAAGAGACCATCGGCGACGACTTCGTCGCCTTCGTGCAGCAGGCCTACAAGGCGAACGGGCCGATCTTTGCCTGCGTCCTGGTCCGGCTGATGGTGCTCTCCGAGGCCCGCTTTCTGTGGCAGGAGCTGATCGAGGGACGACCCGGCCGGCTTTACCACGACAGCGCCCTGGCGTTGCTGGAGGAGCCGTGGGCGAACGGCACCACCGGGGAGGTGATCGCCCATCTCGAGCAGGACGGCTCGCTCGCCGGCAACGGATACATGGCCGCCGTCACCTCCGACGGCCGGGCGACGCTGCGGCGGCTCCGACCCGACTGGACCACCATCCTGACCGTCTCCCCGACCGACGATCCATACCATCCGGCGGCGCGGCTCGGCGCCTACATCTACGAGCCGAAGGTCGGACAGCAGCGGGAACCGACCATCTACACGCCCGCCCAGGTCGCCCACTTCAAACCGATCCCCGACCCTGAGGCACAGTGGCGGGGGATGAGTTGGCTGCGGCCGGTCCTCGGCGAAATTGAAGCCGACCAGGCCGCCACCAAACATAAACGCCAATACTTCGTCAACGGGGCCACTCTCGGCACGGTCATCGTCTACGACAAGGATGTCCGCCCCGAAAAGGTCCAGGAGTATGGGCGGATGTTCGAAGAGCAACACCGGGGCGCCGACCGGGCCTACCGCACCCTGCATATCGGCGGCGGCGCCGACGCGAAAACCCTCGGCAAGACCATGCACGAGGCCGAATTCAAAGCCATCCAGGGCGGCAACGAGACCAGGATCGCGATGGCGGCCGGGGTCCATCCGGTCATCGCCGGCATGTCGGAGGGTCTGCAGGGCGCGGCGCTCAACGCAGGCAACTTCGCGTCGGCTCGCCGCCGGTTCGCCGACGGCACCCTACGGCCGCTGTGGCGGTCCCTCGCCTCGGCGCTCCAGTCGATCCTGCCGAAACCTTCCGGCGCCCGGCTGTGGTACGACGCCCGCGATGTCGCCTTCCTCCGCGACGACGAGGACCAGGAGGCGGGAATCCGGCTGAAGGACGCCCAAACGATGCGCCACCTCCTCGAGGCCGGCTATGAGCACGACACCGTCGCCCCGGCGCTGATGGCGAACGACTGGACTCTGCTCCGCCACTCGGGCCTCTTCTCG